CCAAAGATGTTCAACCGCTGTAAAAAGCCGTCAATGACATCCCGCCTTAGATAGAATTTATTCTATAGAGGTACATACACTCTTAAACTTTATAATGCTTATTTAAGTCGGCGTTTTAAATGTACAAAGGTGTAATACATCACTACTCTTTTTCCATTCCTTTTTTTTCATAAGCTGTTCTAAATAGGGATCTGATAAAGTTATTTCACCATTTTCGTCAGTTATAGACTGGCCTTCTTCTAGATTTCTTAAATCATTATTATCACTCATCTTATTTTTATTTTACAACATTTGTGCAATAAAATATATAAAAAAGATAATTATTTCATGATAAATTAAGTGTCAATTTTTATTTTGCTCCCAATGATTTTTCAATATTTGCAATCACTTTAATATTTTTAATTACTGAATCGGGTGTTAAAGAAATTGTATCAATTCCTTCACGTACTAAGAATTCTGCAAAATCTGGGTAATCACTTGGCCCTTGGCCACAAATACCAATTTTAGTATGATTATCATGGCAAACTTTAATAACTTGGCGCAATAATGATTTCACTGCTTCATTACGTTCATCATAAATTCCAGCAACTAATTCTGAATCACGATCTAGCCCTAAGGTTAATTGGGTTAAATCATTTGAACCAATGGAATATCCATCAATTAATTTACAAAATTGCTCCGCTAAAATTACGTTTGATGGAATTTCACACATTAAATAAACCTTCAATCCATTAATTCCACGTTCTAAGCCATTTTCTTTCATTACAGCCAATACTTTTTCACATTCAGATACTGTACGACAAAAAGGAATCATTACAATAATATTCTTTAATCCCATCACTTCGCGAACATACTTAATTGCCTGACACTCCAAACCAAATGCTTCTTTATAAGATTCAGAATAATAACGGGAAGCACCACGCCATCCAATCATTGGATTTTCTTCATGGGGTTCAAAATCACGCCCTCCTAATAAATTTGCATATTCATTTGATTTAAAATCCGAAAATCGAACAATCACATTATTGGGATAAAAGGCTGCCGCAATACGGGCAATACCATACGATAATTTTTTAACAAAATAATCAATAGGTGTATCATATCCATAGATTAAATCTTTGATTTTTTTCTGAACACTCTTATCTTTAATCATATGAAAATTCATTAATGCTAATGGATGGGCTTGAATATAATTATTAATAATAAATTCTTCACGTGCTAATCCTACACCACTATTGGGAATGCGAGCAAATTTAAATGCCTCATTGGGAGAAGCTACATTCATCATTAATTTCGTTTTTATTTTTGGTAAATCATCAATATTTGTCTTCATTGTTTTAAATTCTAATAATCCCTTATATACATATCCTACATCTCCTTCAGCACAAGAAACAGTTAATTCCATTCCGTCTTCTAGTAATTCCGTACCATTAACCGTTCCTACAATTGCGGTAACACCCAATTCACGTGCAACAATAGCAGCATGACAAGTACGACCACCTTTATTAGTAATAATTGCGCTTGCTTTTTTCATAATCGGTTCCCAATCAGGATCCGTGATTTCAGTCACCAAAATATCTCCTTCGTGAAAATCATTGGAAATATCTTCAATGGAGGCCATTTTATGAACTTTACCAGTACTAATCGCATCTCCAATAGCAATACCCGATACAACAATTTCTTTCTTTTGTTGTTGAACCATTTTATATTCTACTAATTCAGTCGTAGTTTTCCGAGAGTGAATTGTTTCCGGACGAGCTTGTAATATAAACAATTCATCAGTCAAACCATCAATTCCCCATTCAATATCCATGGGACACCATTTATTGTATTTTTGTGAATAATATTTCTCAATATCCATAACCCATTTGGATAATTGAAGGATTTTTACATCATTTAGACAAAATCGATTTTGGTTATATTTATCTACATCGACAATTTTTGTTTTTTCTTTAGGATCATCACTATATACAATTTTCTGTGTTTTAGGACTTAATGTTTTATCAATAATCGAAAAATAATTTTGTTCTAAGGTGGGTTTAAACACTAAAAATTCATCTGGTTTAATTTGCCCACTGACAACCATTTCTCCTAAGCCATAAGCACCATTAATTACAATTAAATCTTTACAACCACTATTGACATCTAAAGAAAATGCTACACCAGCACTCGATAAATCAGAGCGAACCATTTTTTGGATACAAATTGATAATTTCACATTATGGGAATCATATTTCATTAATTTACGATAAGATATGGCACGATCATTAAATAAAGAAGCAAAGCAAAGTTTTACACATTGAAATAATTCTTCTTCACCACGTACATTTAAATAGGTATCTTGTTGCCCAGCAAAAGAAGCATCAGGCATATCTTCGGCAGTTCCTGAAGAACGTACGGCAACATCTACATTTTCATCATTATATTCTTCGGAAAGTTGTTTATATTTTTCTAATAATTCGTGTTTCATATTATCGGGTAGTGATCCATCTTGAATATAACTACGAATTTGATTTCCTTTTACTTTTAATTGTTCATTATTATCAATATCAATTTCCTGAATAATTGAATTAATTTTTTCATAACATCCATTATGTTTCATGTATTCGTCATAAGCAGTAGCAGTTAAAACAAATCCATTTGGAATTTTAATTCCTAAAGCTGATAAATGCTGGATCATTTCTCCTAATGATGCATTTTTTCCTCCAACTAAATTCACTTCATCAATATTCGTTTCTTTTAACCATTTTGTCAACATTTTAAAATATAAAATACAGTAATATTTTAATTAATAAAATTATACGTATTACATAAAATTAAAAAATGATTTTTTTTTTTTAATCTAAAGTATAAGAAAAAATTCATTAAATTAACAAACTATTCTATTTCATATAAAATGAGTAAAATTTCTTTACTTTTTCTAAATGCTGTAGAAGAAAATAATTACATAAAATGTAAATTCATGTGTGAAAAATATAATTCTTATATAAATACTCTTATTTTTCATGGTCAAACGCCTTTAATGTTAGCTGCCAAATATGGTTCATTAGATCTTATATTATTATTACTAAACAATGGAGCTGATGTGAATAAAGCAAATGGTTTTGGACTTACATCATTGATGATAGCAGCTATGTATAATCACATTAATATTATGAATGAATTGATTATTCATGGTGCTGATGTAAATAGTACAAATTTCTATGGTATTACAGCATTAATGATGGCGTGTAGTAGTGGACATTTTCATTGTGTAAATCTATTATTAGCACAACCATCTATCATGATTGATGCCCAAGATAAATTAAATGAAAATACAGCACTTCATCACGCTCTTTTAAAAAAAATAGACCCTATTGTGGATTTATTACTTTATCATGATGCAGATATCTATTTATATAATAAAAAAAATGAAACACCTTTGTATTTAATTGAAAAAAATAATCAGCGTTTACAATTTAAAAAAGATCCCATTTTTGAAGAGAACTTACCAAGTGCTATACATAAAACAATGTACTTTTATACAGAATGTCGTTCAATTTAGAAATTAAATTTAGATTCTACTACTAATAATTATAGATTAAAAAGAAAAAATGATTTGGAACAAACTATATGTATTTTTGTATTTTCAATTCTTATTATTTTTTCCTAATTCCACCCTTTATTTTGTAGAATCTTTTTTATCTTCTTCTTTATTTCATTTTCAAGAAGGTTATATTAAATCAAATTATAAAAAAGGTAATCATCTTAATCAGAATCATTTACGAACAATGAAACTTAATTTTCAATATGATTATAACTGGTATGTAGTTGGTCAATCAGATCAATTTAGAATAAATAAACCTAGGAAAATAATTATTAATCATACACCGATTACAATTTGGAAAGATAATAGTTATCAATATAATGCTATTTATGATATATGTCCTCATCGAGGAGCTTCATTGTCAAATGGACGTATTAATTCAAAATTAAATTGTGTTATTTGTCCTTATCATACATTTAATTTTAATAAACAAGGACGTCTTATTCAAACGCCCAATAAAAATAGTTCACTTATTCGAAATAATATGGCATTTAATCAAAAAACAGATGTACCCTATTTTAAAATCATTGAACGTGCAGGATGGTTATATCTTCATACAATTCCTGTATTTGATATTAAAAATGAAGCTCCTGCTAATACATGTTGGATTGAAAATGAAGCCCATAATCCGAATTTACGTTGTGTTTATTTAAAAAAAGAAATCAATATGGATGCTCGTACTGTCACCGAAAATTCACTAGATATATTACATATTTCCGAAGTTCATAGTTTTGGAAATAAAAAAAATCCTTTACCTTTAAGTGAAAAATTCCAACGCATTGATGAAGGACATAATAAAATTATTTATGAATATGAGGCTGGAGAAGATTCCATGGCGCGAAAAATATTTAACATTGAAAAATTAATAGTAGAAAATGAATATATATTACCTCATACAACAATTGCTCGTGTTATTTTTGGTGAATTCGTAAATACAGTGGTCACTTTTGCGTTACCTATAGAAGAAGAAAAAACCATGTTGTATGTAAAAACATATCGTAATAATTGGGTAAATAAAAACCCACTAGTGGATATGGTATTTGACGAAGTGACACGACAAATGATGGATAAAACGCTTAATGAAGATAAAGCAGTATTAGAAACAGTATATTACAAACATCGAAAAGGTAAATATATTACAAAATATGATGAATTAGTAAAATTATACCGAGATGATTATGCTATTTTCAAAAATGAAAAGATTTTATAGTATAAATAAAATTACAATAAAATTACAATAAAATTACAATAAAATTACAACTTTTCTTAGATACCGGTACGATAAGCTAAGCCAGTGGTAAATGTCATTAACAGGAGCATTCCAAATATATACATAGAGTATGGAAAAAAATCATATACTGTTTTACTAATTGTAAAGACTAGAAAAGGACCAATTAAATAATAATCAAATAAACGAAAAGCAGCATAATTAGAAATTTGATTGTTTGGTTGTTGATCATAATTATTTATATATACAGTACGTGGTGTTTCTCTTTTTAATTCAATTTCACTTCGACATAATGGGCATAAATTACTTTTAATTAAATTTTTTAATAAACAAGATAAATGAAAAATATGATTACAATCAGTGATAATTAAATTTTTCTTTTCAATTAATTCAAAGCAAATACAGCATTCCTCTTTGGGAACTCGAATGACTAGATGATTTAAAGACTGAATCGATTCAGATGAAGGATTTTGGACAAGTGAAAGATGATTCGAATGTAAATGATTATTTTTAGAAGTGGTGTTTTTATTCCTTTTTTTTCTTCCCATTTATTATTAATTAATTATATATTTTTATAATTAAGTAGAGTAAATAATAGTAAAAATTAGAAAATAAATGATTCTGTTCAATTATTTTCTTAAAATGTATAGCAAAATTTTTATAAATTAATGAATCAAATTATTAATTTATAATTTACTTATTTATTTTATTTTTTAATTTAGTAAATTCTCAAAATAATTTTTAAATATTATAAATATAAAATACATGTTTATCAAAGTAGGAATAAATGGACTAGGCCGTATAGGAAAATGTTTATTTCATCAATTAATAAATGATAATCAGGTAGAAATTGTTGCGATTAATGCGGTTAATTTAAAAATAACAGAACTAGAAGATTACTTAAATCATGATAGTGCTCATAAAGCAAAACTTCCCGAATTTAAAATACTTTCCGAAAAAGAGAATCTTTTTCAAATTGGACGACATAAAATTAAACTGCTTCAAGATCGTAATCCTGAAAAATTAAAATGGCGTTCTTATAATTGTCATTACTTATTTGATGCAACGGGTGCATTTTTAACTCAAGAAAAATGTCAAGAGCATGATGTAGATTACGTATTAATGTCTGCTCCTGCAAAAGACAAGTCTCCTACCTTTATTTATGGTGCTAATCATGAAAAATATAAAGGTCAGTCAATTGTATCGGCTTCCTCATGTACCACGAATTGCTTAGCACCGTCCTTAAAATTAATTCAAAATAAATATGCTATTAAAAACTGTAATTTTACAACAATCCATGCGGCCACTGCCTCTCAATATACTGTAGATGTATTTAAGAAATCAGCACGTACAAATCGTTCTATTTTTAATAATATTATTCCTCATAGTACGGGTGCGTCATCATCCATTACTTGTGTATTGCCCGAATTAGAAGGAAAAATTTTTGGAACAAGTGTTCGTGTTCCTGTTGTAAATTGTTCTTTACTTGATATTAATATTGAATTTGAAGATAGTAGTGTTCAATTAGAACAAATTGCAGAATTATTTAAAACAACCAATTTATATGGTGTGGTTTATCATGTAAATACTAAAAATTTGGTTAGTTCCGATTTCTTAACCACGACAACACCATCAATCCTGGATTTAAAAGCCTCTATGAATATTGGAGAAGGAAAAGTAAAATTAATGTTGTGGTACGATAATGAATGGTCTTACAGTGCCCAAATGATTCGGGTTATGAAACATATGTATGATGTAAATATGCGTATTAAACCTCACTATAGCTTACAAAACATGATGTTGGCAAATAAAAATGTAGTTGCGCGCTTTGATTTTAATATTTCAGTAGTGGATGGAACCGTTGTGGATGATTACCGTATTGCTTCAGCCATTCCTACAATTAAACATATTTTACAACAAAATCCAAGCCGAGTTGTATTGACTTCTCATTTTGGACGTCCTAAAAATAATGAAAAAAAATATTCCATGGAATTTATGGTACCTATTTTAGAAAAATACTTAAATTGTTCTGTTATTTTTCTAAAAGATGGATTAAGTAATGAATCATTAAAACAATTAGAAAAAAAGAATGAAACTGAAAATGAAACTGAAAATGAAACTGAAACAGAAGATGAAAATCCAGTTAAAAATGTGGTATATTTATTAGAAAATTTACGATATCATTTAATTGAAACAACTTATAGTAAGAATTGTTCGGATGAAAATCATAATTTAATTAAAAATTACCGTGAATTAGGAGATGTATATATAATAGATGCGTTTGGTTGCTTACATCGCGAACACATGAGTATTTGTGATATGCAATATTCATGTAAAGAATACGGGTATGGTTTATTAATTCAAAAAGAATTGGAAAATATTAATACTATTTTATCCAATAAGAATGAGAAAATCCTAGGCATTATTGGGGGAGCAAAAATTGCGGATAAAATGCCCTTTATCCATCGTTTGCGTCAATTACCGAATACTCGACTTTATATTGCGGGAGGGCTAGCGAATTATTATGAAGAATATTACAATAATGTATTAGTAATGAAACATGGAATGGGTAATGAAACACTGGATATGAATGATCAAAATCCAAAAGAACTTTCCTTAATCGATGTGAAAAATAGTGATTATCAATTTTTTGATATTTCCAATAAAGCATGGGAAACATTAAAACAAGAAATTGATGATGCATCCATTATTTTCTGGAATGGTCCTTTAGGTGTAATTGAACATCCAATTTATAAACAAGGAAGTATCAAAGTAGCAGATTATTTGAAAACATTAAGTCATAAAAAAATTATTATTGGTGGTGGAGAAACAGCCAGTTTATTCAACAAAGAAGAAGCACAAGAAAATATATATATATCAACTGGTGGTGGAGCATTATTAGAATATATTCAAAAAGGAACACATATGGTGGGATTACAAGCTTTTACAAAATAAAAAAATGAAATTATTTTTTTAATTAAACAGATATTAGGTAAATAAAAATATCAAAAAATATAAAAATAACAAATATGTCAAGATTTTCTGATTTCAAAAAAGGATTTATCCAAATATCTTTGAATAGTGAAGAAGGATCAAAAATCACCGGAAACTTTCAAGTAAAAAATGACTGTGGTCACCTTATTTATAAAGGGGACATAGTAAATGGTCAACGTGAAGGACAAGGTGCTGAATATTTAGGAAATGAATATAGTAATAGTTGCGATGAAGGAAATGAATCCGATGTGCGATGTCATAATTTACCTATATATAAAGGTGAATGGAAAAATGATCATTATGAAGGTATTGGAAATCTCTATGAAATTAAAACATGCTATTATGATTGTAATGAAACCAATTATAATCGTACTATTTGTCATGGAACCTTTGAAAAAGGTGTTCTGAAAAAAGGTGTGAAGATAATTTACGATAATGATAAAAAATGGAATAAAAAAGCTTGGAATGCATTTAGGATTGATGATTTTGATTATTACACAGATTTCAAAGCTATTTTTGGAGCAATCGCTTTTGAAGTAGGTTCCTGGGATGAAAATAATCAATTTTCAGGTAAAAAAGTACTTATTCCTGAAGACTCACAAATTTGGGAGGAACATGAAGTTACTTCATTAGAAGATTACTTACAAGAATTTGACATTTCATTGACTGAAATTATATAATTTCTTATTTTTAATTTACTATTAAATTATTTATTTTCAATTTACTTATTTTTTACTTATTTTTAAATTATTTATTTTTATTTCAATTTACGTAATTTTACATAATTTTACATAATTTTACGTAATTTTATTTTACTTATTATTTTTTTCTTTTATTTTACATTATAAAAAATGATTAAATTTTCATAAAAACTCCAATGAACTTAATAAATTAACATATTCCATAACTATGAATAGCTTAATTACAACAGATAATGTACCCTTTTCTTATGAAGAAATTATTTTTTTCATTATAGAAATATTAAAATATAGTATTTTTATCAAAATAATCATTATTATTTTTTTACAACACTATGAACATAAAAATATTGTAAAAAAATCAGAAAATTATGAAAAAAGAATACAAATATTGGAAGAAAAATTACAAAACGTAAATGTTTCTTATAGTAATGAAGACAAAAGTAGACAAGATATTCATAAAAATAAAAAATTAAACACTCATATGAATATCTTAAAAAATACAATGTCAAACCATCATTTAGAAATGCTACAACTAGAAAATAATTTAGAGAATAAAACATCTATTTTACTTGTTGGCTGGAATATGAATATAATGGAACAACCATTTACACATTTTCAGCAACCAAATTATTATTTTCTAAGTACAGGAATAGAAACATTATCTTGTAAATTAGGATTACAATGTAATAGAGAGGCATCAAGATATACTTTTTTATATATTTCACAATTTAAGTATTTTCCTAATTTACGAAATAAATTACGTTTATCTTCAATTTATACACCATTTACGGTGTTTATATTAGATTTAAATATAGGGGTTCAAGATGTTCCCAACCCGAATATGGAAAATAATGAAACTGAATATGTTTTTCGTATTAGAAATACAAAAAATACGAAAAATATTTCGCGTTTACAAGAATATTGTAAACAAGAAGGGATAAATTTAATTGATGATATTTCCAATAAATAAATTATTCATCCTTGATTCATTTTACATCCTGATTTTCCGATTCAGTAAATAGGGAAAATTACGTATTACAAAAAAAGCATAATCCACTTTATAACTTTTTACACAAGGATCATAAATATATTTATTATTTTTATATTCATTACGGATAACATTAAACATAAAATAACCTAAATCATGCTTATACATTTTTAGTAAACGTCTCCGATTGTTATTCTGAAATAAAAATAACTCACTATATTGAATACTTGGGTTCCAGGAACCATATTGATAACCTATATGACGACACATAGAAAGATGCGTACGATATAATTGAAGAATCAGTTTACGATTTATCATTACCTATTCTTTAGCATAGTTAAAAATTTCTTACATTTTCCTTACTAGAAACAAATTTTATTCTGCTGAAAGTACTATAGTTTTATCTAATTATAATAGTAGAGCTATTTTACTATATAAATAATTTATAAAAAATTGACACGAAAATTTTTAGGAAAGAATAAGGTTTATTCATTACAAACAAAACAATTGATAAATTAATAAGTTGATAAAATATGGGTTGTATTTTTTTATTTATATCTATTCCTATTAGTTTTATTATGCAATGCTTATTTGATTAAATAAACTTAATCATGAGAAGAAATACTTTTAGATATTTGTAATTTTATACCAATGTAAAGCAAACTAGAAATTTATAAAATAATTTAACATACTAACTATATCTACTAAAAAATCATTATATTAGATATTATATATCATGCAAAGATGTAAAAAATTGACACGAAAATTATTTATTGTAATTATAATCAAAATATAAAATTAAATAAAATAATTGATCAATTAATTATGAACAAAATACTAGATACTTGTCTATTGGTTTGCTCAGGTTTATTAATGCTTCCTATTACAATATGTATGGTCTATATTTTTAGTGATAATTTATTTGAGCGTAAAATAAACTAGAAAATTATAAAATAATGAAACATAATATTCCTAAATCTATCTAATAAAAAATCATGTGATCACTATTGTTTTATCTTTTACATGTTTAGTAAATTATTAGAAAATATATAAAAAAAATGGTAAAATAAAAAATAAAAATAAAAATAAACATTTATAACTATTTATCTAAGTTATAAATATATCTTTTTGAATTATGTTTTCGAAAAACATAAATATAGTGTTGGTTTTCATTGGAGTATGTTTAATTATTACTATTGTAAATGCAAATATAAGTTACATGCCTTTTCCCCAAAAAATAGAACAAAAATAAAGTGTAGAACATACTTTATTTTATATATTAAATATTATATATACATTTTATATATTATATGTCACTTTTTATCTTATTCTTTTGATAAGATACATTTTTCCTGATGTATTTTATCTACATATTTGTCAAAATTACGTAATACATAAAAACCATAATCAATTTGTTGCTGAATAAATCTTGGATCCTGTAGGTGCTTATGTTGCGTATATGTTTTTTTGATGTGACTAAATAAAATGAAACCAATATTCTCATGTTTTACGTAATATTTTCGTAATTTAGGTTTGTCTATGTAAGGTAAATAAGTACCATACATATGACCCCAAATTTTACATAATTGGATCTTGGCTTTATATAATGATAAAATGACTCTTCGATGGTTATTCATGGTAAATATATAGAAATATATTGTTTATATTTATATATAGATATTACTACTTAAATAAAAAATGAAATTTTTTTATTAAAATTTCATACATAACCTATATTAAATAATAAAGATGAATCAACCTAAATTAAAAAAAATAAATAGCAACATTTCTATTACACCTTTGCACATTTAAAACGCCGACTTTAATAAGCATTATAAAGTTTAAAAGTGTATGTACCTC